GGGGGGGGGGATGAGCGGCTGGAGCGAGCTCGACTCTGACGCCTGGGAGGTCACGCTCGAGGCTCTTGTGCGGGCGCTTCCGCCGGGCAAGCTGCCCGAGGAGGCCGCGCGGATCGACCTGCGCCATCTGGAGAGCCTCCACCGATGGTGGGTGGTCAGTAAGGGGGAGCACGGGGAGCGCTGGCTGGGTCAGCGCCAGATCGCCGATCGGTGGGCGTGGACACGCAAACGCGTACGTCTTTTGCTCGCCATGGATGACTGGCACTCACCCTGCAATCCGGTGCCCGCCGAGCAGCTCATGGCCGAGCGAGCAAAAGGGCCCAGTCAGGGGCCAAGTGAGGGCCCAGTCAAGGGCCCAGTCACTGAAGGTACAACGCCAGTAATGAGGGACACTGTGGCCCAGTCAGGGGCCCAGTCAGGGCCCAGTCCAGGGCTACACGCGCGATCCTTTATTGCAGAGGAGCAGAGTACAGAGATCCCTTTCACGGGGGAGGTGGTGACGCTGGTTGTGGCACCGCCACCAGAGGCAGCACCGCCGCCAAGGCCTGACGCAGACGCCGAGCTGTGGGCTCGGTTGATGGGTCTTCTGGAGCAGACGGGGCATGGGCGAGCGATCGAGCTCACCGACGATCGACGCCGACGCCTTCGTGGCTGCGTTCGTGCTCTCGATGGCGAGCGAGACGGCCGCGAGCGGTTGGAGTCGCTCTGGTCGTGGTGGCTGCTCGGTCCGAATGATTGGTGGCGATCCAAGTTCGCGGGATCGGCGCTCCTCGCAAAGCTCCTCCAGCCACAGCGCATTGACGAGCGAGCGCTGGAGGTGCCGGACGATTGGAGCGGAGCGACATCCGTAGCAATCAACCCCGTCGCCGAGGCCGAGCGCGCCTGGTCGAGTCTCCGCGGCCTCTTTTCGATGCAGGGCTACGGGCACCGCAACCCGGCGAAGTGGCCCGACGAGGTCTTTGGGGCCGACCCGCAGGTGCAGCGTGCCTTCCGGCGCTCGCTTCTCGAGCACGGAGGCGCGGACATTCCGAGCGATGACTTCACGCGACGACGGTTCATTTCCAGCTTTCAGAAGCATTTGCAGGCGAGGTCAGCATGACGGCACTCCGACTACCCGACGAAGAGCGCAAGCTGCTCGGAACGATGTTTGTCGGAGCGATTCCTGTCGACGCCTTGGCCGATGTGCTGCGTCCCGAGGACTTCTCGACAGACGACCACGCGCACCTGTGGCGCGATGCCTTGCAATGGTTTCGAGAGGACCCGAGCCTGGGAGTGGAAACACTGCTCTCGCTCGCCATCCAGGGCGCTGACGACTACGGCGGGGCTGCCTACGTGTCCTCTTTGGGAGACCGAGCGCTCTCGAGTCACGTCGACATGCTGGGTTTGGCGAGGCAGATCCGAGCCGCTGCTGACCGTCGCCGCGTGATTGCCGCATGTCGCTCGGCCATTACAGGCCTGTCTGACGGCAAGGACATCGAGGAGTCGATCGCTGCTGTGGAGCTCGCCGTGCAGGGGTCGGCTCACCAGTCCGAGGAGCGCGACCGCGTCTGGTCCGAGGTACTCACGCGCTCGACCTCGCAGGTGGTCACGCGCCACGAGGACGTGGCCTCCGGGCGTCTGGTGTCTCTCCCAATGCCCATGCACCGGTTCGCCAACCAGTTCGTGATGGAGCCAGGCGAGCTCGTGATCCTCGCCGCGCGCCCTGGCATGGGGAAGTCGTCGATGGCGATGCAGCTTGTGGAGTGCTGCGAGGAGTCTGGGCTCCCGACCTGCACGATTATGCTGGAGATGACTGAGCTCCAGACGGTCTCACGCCTGGCAGCGACGCGAGCTTCGCGCGCCATCAGTGCTCGCGATGCCACGCAGGGGCGCCTGCAACGCGATGACCTCTCGACGTTCGTAGACACGGCTGCGGCCATGGGCTCCTGGCGCGGCGAGTTGTGGGACGACTCGGGCATCACCGTGGAGCAGCTTGGGCGCAGGGCGCGCGCATCGAAGCGGAGAAACCCGGACTTGTCTCTGGTGGTCGTCGACCACATCGGCAAGCTGGCGGCCAGTCAGCCACGCATGTCGGACTACGAGCGTACGAGTCACGCGTCGAGCTACCTCAAGAACCTCGCGAAAGAGCTCGGCGTGGTGGTGGTGGCTCTGTGTCAGCTCAACCGTCAGGTGGAGTCACGGACCGACAAACGGCCGCGCCTCTCCGACCTGCGCGACTCGGGCAAGCTCGAGGAGGACGCCGACAGCATCCTGATGCTGTACCGAGGGGATTACTACGAGGACCCCAACGCGCAGCCAGGCGTTGCCGAGGTCATTGTCGCGAAGCAACGGCAGGGCGAATCGCCGCTGTCGCATCCGATGCGATGGGTTGCAGAGCGTTTCCGGTTCGAGGAGTTCGAGCGGCCATGGGCCATTGGGAGGGGAGCATGAGCACGACCCGGATCACTGACTTGCGGGCGACCTTGCAGCGCATCTCCGCGCTGATGCTCGACCTTGAGACTGTCCTCGGCGAGGACGTGCCGATGGGTAATCCGTCACCGGACGAGGTCGCTGTGGTCGAGGCGTTCCGACACGGCCTGGACCTCATCGGCCGACAACTCAAGGCCGTCGACCATCATGCCGAGTATGCCCGCCACATGGCACTCATACGCGGGCTTCAAGAGCTGCAACGTGAGCGCATGGAGTACCTCGTGGAGCACCCAGAAGCCGCGCTGTATGAGTCGCGAAAGCTGCGCATGGACATGCACCACATGGACTACGAGACTTACCGGGACCTCAAGGCGCTTGAGCGCCAGGTGTCGAACCTGCTCGCAGAGGCCATCGACGATGCCGGGGTGTCCGCATGAATCCTACGCACCGCCTGCGCTCCCTCGCCGCCCACCGCGTGGCCACCCAGGTGGACCCGTTGGATGCCCCGGACTGGCCATGGTTGGCCGAGGCCGACACCGAGGAGATACCGCGGAGGCACCTGGGCGCGCTTATGGCTGCGCCTGGACACTCGAGAGCATACCGACAGCACCAACCATGCCAGGACGCAGCCCAGGGCGGTTTGCGGAGCACACCATGACTATCCACCACACGACTCGAGGTGTACCCATGACTGCGAAAACCCTACCGCGCTGCACCTGCGACGCTTGCGCGAGGTGCCTGACTGACGAGCAGGCAGCGGCTACACGAGAGGCCCGACGCTGGGCGGTGAGGCGTATGGTCAGGGCACGAAAGGAAGGCAGGCCCGAGGCGGTGCAGTGGGCCATTGATGACTACCGCTGGCAACGCGCGGGGATACTCGGGTGTTAGCCGATGTGCTATGATGCATTCGAGTGCATTTGAAACGTGGCTCGAACGCACACAAACCAGGAAGTCGAAACTCGTCGCGCTGCGGTCGAGGAGATGGTCGCGTCCGGTCAGTGGACCAGGGATAAGATTCGAGCGCTGGCCGAATTGCACGATGTTACCTGGCAGCAGATCTATGTCGACCGCGCGCACGTCATCGAGTCCATTACCGAGGCGCTGATCGACCCTGACCCGACGCGCGCCAAGGTGGATCTGTTGATGCGGGCGCGCAAGCTGTACCAGACGTGCGCCGAGGTTCGCGAGAACCGCTCGACCGCCGCGAAGCTACTCGACTTCGAGGCCCGTGTGGTCGGTGCATACGAGCCGATCAAGGTCCAGCTCACAACCGCCACCATGCCCGACGAGGAACTGGCGCGGGCCATCCTCGACCCAGAGGCTATCGAGTGGGCGCGGTCTGTCCTCGGCGAGCAGGCGCCCCCATTGCAGATCGTGGACGCCGAGTGGGAGCCCGCGCCTATCGTGGTCGAGCCGGACAAGTGAGGCCGCACGCTGCCGGTGATGCAGCACTGCTGGGTCGCGACAGGTTCCGCGCGACGCCGCTGGCCTACGCGCGAGCGTGGCACTCGGCGCACACCAGCCAACGGCAGGCACTGGTTGTAGCGCTGGGCCGTGCGCTCATGGTCGCGGTGCTACTTGGGGGGAATCGATGCCTAGCTGGTGAGACCATCGTGCAGACCGAGCGTGGCCCGGTACGTATCGACCAGTTCGTCAGTGGCACGCGCGTACTCTCAATCGGGCCAGACGGCTGGCGCTGGGTTCCGGGGTACGCATGGGCAGCAAAGGGGCCAGATCCGCTACTGCGCGTCGAGCTGTCAGATGGGAGCGTGTTCCGGGCTACGGCGGGTCATCGTGTATTGGGGGCGACGGGGCGCTGGTTGGCGGTGTCGGATCTGTCGATAGGCGAGGCGATTGCTGCGCCAGAATGGCCCGACCTCGAGCAGCGCCTGCCAGTATGCGGGCATGTCCATCGGGTGACCAGTTCGGCACGCGGCCTGTCAGTTCATGGCGCAGGTGGTCAGCGTTCGACGCAAAGACCTGGAGGTTCTCCAGGCGATTGTCCGCAGGGTTGCCATTCAAGTGATGGACTACCTCGGCCGGCAGGAGATATCGCCCGAGGTGCTGCTCCATTACCAGGCGATGCTCGAGCACATAGCCATTCGGACGGGCCTTGCCAGGTCGCGCTCTCGTGTGCGGGTGCCCCTCCACCCACACGTACACATAGCCGTCTACATCCGTGTGGCGGCCACCCCTCCAGTTCGGATGTCCAGGTCCAGGACGAGGACCGCGTCGCATGGTTGGCAGGCCGTGGAGCTTCGCCACCTTGCCGATCGACTGTGCTGCACACCCGAGCTGATCCGCAATCCACTGGTGTGTACGTCCGTCCTCGAGCCACTGGCGGATCTGGGGCACATTCCATTCCCGCTTGTTCCATAGAGCCATGCAGCCTCCTGACGGTGGTAGGAATATCTGCAGACCGTACCGATTACCACTATGACCTGTTTGTGCCCGGATTGCACAACTTCGTGGCCGGTGGCGCGGTACACCACAACAGCGGCAAAACGAGGGTGGGCGCGATGCTGTCTGTCGCCGCTGCCCTTGGTCGCGAGGACCCGTCGGTCCAGCGCTGGGCCTCGGCGAACGGCCTGGACGTGTCGAGTCTCCCGCGCAAGGCTGGGCGCGTGTGTGCCTCCAGCCTGACGGGCGACCTCTGGCGACGCGTGCAACGGCCTGCGCTCCAGCGCTACCTCCCTGCGGGTACGACGTGGCACGCGCTCGGGACCGAGGCGCGGCTACCAGGCGGCGGCGTGATTGTGGCCAAAACGAACGACCAAGGCCCGCGGGCCTACCAGGGCGACAGCTGGGATGTGTTCTGGGCTGACGAGGAGCACGACGAGGACGTGTTCAACGAGGGCCGGATGCGCCTGGCGGACCGCGGTGGCCGCGCCGTCCTGACGATGACTCCGCTCCTCGGGCGTACTTGGGTCTGGCAGCGGTACGTGGATAGCCAGGAGCAGGCGTCTGCCGTCTACCACCTGGACAGCCGGCACAATCCGCATCTGCCCCAGGGCTACCTCGAGGCGCTGCTAAAACAGTACGGAGAGCACGAACGGCGCTCGAGACAGTCGGGTCTATTCGAGAGCGCCGAGGGTCTGGTCTACCCAGCGTGGGACCGCCGTATCCACGTCGTGCCAGACCGCGAGCTGCCCGCCGAGTGGACGCACTACCTGGCCATCGACTTCGGCACGCGCAACCCCTGCGCCTGGCTCTGGTTCGCTGTCGACGGCGACGACCGGCTCTACGTGCGGCGCACGGTGTACGGCTCAGGGCTCACGCTGTCAGCGCAGGTGGATGCACTGCAGCGTCTCACAGGCTGGCGCGAGGGGTCCGCGCGTCCCTGGCTGGTTGCTGTCGCAGACCCGGAAGACGCAGGGTCGCGGCTGACGCTGGCTGACGAGCACGGGCTACCGACAGTCGCAGCCAAGAAGCAGATCCGCGCGGGAGTCAACGTGGTCAGCGAGCGGCTAACACCCGACCGCGATGGTAGGCCCTCGCTGTTCATCCTCGACCACCCGAGCAACCGGCCGATCATCCGAGAGATCGAAAGCTACTCATGGGCAAAAGGTAGGGGCGAGCCCGATAAGCCAGCCAAGACCAACGACCACACGATGGACGCTTTGAGGTACGGCTGTATGCACGTCGCCCGCTTTGCGCCGCAGGAGCTGGCCATCGCCATTGGCTAACACCCACGATCTCTGGTAGTGTTTCGCGTGACGGGATACGCGCGCAAAAGCGTACGTCTAACAGTCGAGGTCCTTGGATGTCCGACGCCATTACGGTGCAGCGCACGGGACTCGTTCGGTTTTTATCGTGGGCGCGTGCGCTTCGGCTGACCACGGGCACGCCTGACAACTTCTCTGCGGGCGTCGGATTCGGCTCGGAGGTCGCGGTCACCCCGCGCGTGGACCCGCTCGATGAGATGTCAGCCTATGCGCTCGCATGGGTGTACATTTGCGTCCAGAGCTGTGTATCGGACCTCGCGCGCCTGCCGCGGTACGTTGTGCGGAATGGCGAGCCACTCTGGGAGCACCCTGCGCTGGAGCTTATGGCGAGCCCAAGGCGTGCAGCGAATCCGGTGCAGTACCACCGGCAGCGCTGGGCAGACTGGTACCTCACGGGCAACAGCTACGACCTGCTTCTACGGTCAGCTCCTGGTAAGCCACCCGTGTCGATGCAGCGCCTGCACCCGGCCAAGGTGAGCCACCTGACGGCGAGCAATGGCGACGTGTCGGCGGTGCGGTATGACACGGGCTCCGGCTCGGTGGACTACAGCGTGGACGATGTCCTCTTGTGCGCTGACGTGAGCTACGAGGCAGGGCCTGACGGCACGCGCGGCATGAGTCGCATCCGTGCACTGATGCGGGATCTCAACGTCGACGTCAAGGCCCTGGAGCTGGCCAACCAGTCGGTGTCGCGCGGTAGCCCAGCGTTCCTTGTGCGGCCCGCCAGCGATGACGACCGGTGGGACCAGGAGCAGACCAAGAAGATCGCCGAGTCGATCAACAGCATGCTGCGGAAGGTCGCGGGCGGTGCACTGGTGTTGGGTGGTCGCTCGGAGGTCACACCGCTGGGTTTCTCGCCGAGGGATGTCGAATACATCGCCCAGCGCGAGGCCACCAGGCAGACGATCCTCAGCGCATTCCGTGTGACTCCGACCATCGTGGGCCTGCCTGGAGCCAACTACGCGACCGCCGACAAGGAGGCCGAGGGGTACTGGAGTGCTCGTATGGCAGATGCGGCACTGCGGGACTCGGCCGATAGCCGCCTTGCGGAGATGTTGGGCAAGCCGGGAGATCGAATCGTCACCGACTTCACCATGGTGCCAGCGCTGCACGCAGACCGAGGCGACCGACTGAATCGCGCTCAGCAGCTCTGGATCATGGGCGTGCCCTTGCCCGTTGCGCTCGAGTCGGAAGGGCTCGGGGATATCGAGCTGCCCGAGACTGAGAAGCCCACCACCACGAGCACGCTGAATGGCGCGCAGCTCTCGGCCGCCATGGCCATCGCGAAGGAAGTGGCAGCAGGCCAGATTCCTCGCGAGACTGGCGTGCAGCTCCTCGTGGTCGGCTTCGGTTTGCAGTCCACACAGGCTGACGCGATCCTGTCCACGGCTGGCGCTGGTTTCGCGCCTACGCCTCCACTGGCTACCGGGCAAGCGGCTCCCGCTGCCGAGCCAGCGCCAGCCCGTGGGCACTCCGATTGGATGCGTGCTCTCGACAGGGCACAACACCCCAAGACAGAGGAGGAGCGCACGGCGGCCTGGCGCGCCTACGAGGACGACTTGCGCGGGCCAGCGGAGAAGAGGCTTGCCGCAGTCATGACCCGGTTTCTCGCTGAGCAGGCCAAGCGAATCGCGGCACGGGCAACCGCTGAGCTGGGCCGGTCCGTGCGAGCCGCTGACGAGGAAGCGCTGGCAGCGATCCTCGACAAAGACGCCGAGCTACGCAAGCTCTACGAAGCGGCTGGACCAGAAATCCAGCGGGCTATCGAGAGGAGCATCGAGGCCACGCTACGGCGCATGGGCGCCGAGATCGAGACAGACGCGGTAGCCGAGGTCGCTCGTAAGGCCATCTTCGACTCGCTCTCGTTCGTCGCCGACACCACGAACGACGCTGTCTCGCTGGCGATTCGCGAGGGTCTGGCCGAGGGCGAGAGCCCGTCCACCATGGCCGTCAGGCTCCGCACGCTGCCTGAGTTCACTCCGGCACGTGCTCTGCGTGTGGCC